ATGGGTTTACTGGTGTCTCATCCTCAAATGCGGGTTGCATTGATTCCATAATCTTATCAAAGATTTTCTTACCAAAACGGTATAAGAATACTTTGCCTTCATTAGAAGGATTTGCACTATCTTTTACAACATAGATGTTGCTATAATAGTTTAACTTACGTTTTTGCTTACGTGCTTGTTCTCTTTGTGGAGAACCTTCAGCACCAGAGTTCCAGAGTTCTCTGTTCAAATCAGACACTGGGTCTTTCTTGCCTAAAGTTGTTAAGGAGTTTTCAATGTACCAACCACCTGGTCCTTGGAAGGCATGACTCCAAACTTGTGCCCATGGAAGGTCTTCTCCATCAGGTGCAGGGAGAAATCTAATTACAGCGTAACCGTTTCCTGCTTTGTCTACTTCTGGTTTCCAGAGACGCTCATCAGGACCTGCCTTGGTCTCAGACTTATTAAGTGACTCTGCTTTAGCGAGTAGGTCTTCAAACCCACCAGACTTCTTAAGTGAAGCAAATGACATACGTATTCCTCGTATTTGTGTATTGTGTGTATTACTGCAGATGCAGCGTACTATTTATTATAGCAGAACAAGAACTCTTTGACAAGCTTTTCTGCTTTTTCCTCACCAAACAGACCTTTAAGGTATCCACCCACAGGGTCTAGTCTGGTCATGTATGCATCGAAGTCCTCATATATTGAGGTGTCAGTACCTTTAGGTTTTGCTGACTCGACCATAATTTTATAGCGTGTAAGATACTCAGTGAACATATCTAAATGCTCATTGACCTCAGACATCTTACACTTTCTAACGTAAATGTTCTCAGAAAAGTGATTACCAACCTCAAAGAAACGATAGTCTCCATCAGATTTTGGTAGTCCTTTTACTGAGAACAAATAGTCTTCTGTAGGATGTTGAAAATCGAATACTATGATGACCCGATTCTCATTAAATCCCATAAGGTCCATACCAAAACTGGGAAGATTACTTCCAGTCTTAGGATAGATGATGTTGTTGTAAATGCAAGAGTTTTCATTCCAGATTTCTACCTCCCTTGATTTAATAAAGTATTCGTTAGTATAAGTTTTGGCAGTTAGAAAAGTATTCTTTTTACCTGACCACTCTGCCCAAACACTATCTACTCCGTTGTGTAAGGAAAACTTACTATGTAAGACATCCTTATACTTTGACCATAGATTCATTTTTTAAATACACCAAATTTTGTAAGCAAGTACAGACTCAACGCAGTCCAGAATATTATTTCTAGTCCTATGTTATTCATCGTGTTTATGCTTAGGGTAATCTTTTGATGCGTCCATAATAATAGCAGCACGTCCTTCGTGTCCATGTGCTATACCAAGTTCATGCATCTTAGCATGCTCCTTGATTTGGTCTTTTAAGTTTGCTCCCCCGCCACCAAATGTCAAATGTAAACCATATAATACTAGTGCACCTAGGCACATGATTATCACACCAATGACCATTTGGTCACCTGATAAACCTGGTAAATTACCATGATGTATCAGAGGTTCTTTGCATTTTGTCCATGTGCCAGGCAAGTGATAGACTGGCGGACATGATAAAAATATCATTCTTGCGACCTCCATAATTTTCTCATCTCCTTATATGTAGGGTCATATGCTGCCCTATCTCTCATTTGTTTAAATATCGTAGCACTCCTTGCTTTTTCACAGTGAAGTGCATCTGGCGATTGGGGTCTAACGGAACCATCTTTAGCGTACTTCCGTCCACTAGAATGATTTGCATACCGACGGGAGCGAGTAAATCCCATCTCAAGAAATTTTCTTGCCATATCCATTCCAATGAAGTCTTGTTTGTTTTTATAGTCAACAAACATGGAATAAATCTTATCAGAAGATTTGCGAGCAATATTAGCATCTACAAACCTCCAATGAGCACAGATATCGTTAGTATAAGGGCGTACCAATAGCACTCCTTGCTCCCCCCTTCCAATGCGATAAAGTTTGCGGTTTTCTTCAAGAGTAAAGTCGATTCTCTTGTAATCAAGTCCATAGTCGAACTCCTTCATAATACCATTGTAACTCCGTTTGACCTGTCACATGCCCACCTTGTGACTTCACAAGCATGGAAACGTTCCTTTAATAAGTCTAACGCAGACTTTGGTTTATTTTTATCAGAACAGGTAAAAATGTCACACTTTGCAATATTTTTCTCAGGCCATGTGTGGATACTAAGATGACTTTCTGCAAGCAATGCAAATCCTGTTACACCTTGTGGTTCAAATTTATGCGTGTGTATGCTTAGAACCTGACACTCTGCTGCCTCTGCTGCAAGTCGCAAAGATTCTCTAACATACTCTTCATCATCTAATGTAGAAGGTAGCAAACACTCCTTTAAATCAAATAGAATATGTTTCATTTACTTGTCTTATAAGGTGGTTCCTGTAAGTGAGGCCATTTCTCATAGAAATCTGCAGTGACTGAAGGGTCATGGTCTGGATGATGAGTGCTATTAATTGATGGTTGCCAAGGTTTCTTAGACCTGTTGTTGATGACAATAAATCTATCTGCAGCAAATGTTCCTGCTAGACTTATTTCAATGTCTTCTCCATCAACCCAATTCATACTACCATCTTTCTTGGTATGTTCCATGAGTCTTTGAATCTCATCAATCATTTCTTGAGTTAGTTTCACTTGTATATCAGTATATGAAAATATTATAGCATATATGTGTTACATTTGACCACTTTTCGGTTTTGGGACGCAAACAAAAGGAGTTTTCCACAAATCGATGGTATAATTAGTATGACGGTACAGACTAATGAACGGTAGAGTGAACAAAGTAGCAATGTTAGCACGTGTAATGCGTATCAAAGACGGTATCCATAGACACCAGTGGTACCCCTATTGGAATGAAGAAGAACGTGCAGCAGCACAGATGGCACTGAACAACGTTCTAGATGTCTTAGATGAATATTGGGAATAATTTAGTTGTGTGGGTCGTAATATCTGATTAGTGCTCCTGCAGCTGCAATAAGGATCACAATAATAATAAATGCTGTCATAATTAATCTTGAGGAAGGGAGTCTAACATGTTATATACATTCTCTTTTAATTTCTCATAAAACTGAGGTCCTACCTCATCAGGAGGCATACCTAACATACTTGCTGCGTTCTTTACCTGATCTACTAATGCCTTAGCATCTGGATCTTCTGATAACGTAACTCGCATATACATTGTCTGTTGTAGTTCAATCAATCGGAGCATCTTAGTAAGTTGATCCCTTTTCTGTTCGACATTTAACATCAGACCCATACGGTTGATGTCCATGTATAACTCTTGCATGTCGTGCAATTCTTTTTGCACTACATCTGATTGAAAAAAATTACTCATCTGTTGCGGTAGGTGGTGCGGGTTTACTTCCTAAACAAGATTGTTCCCAATATTCTGAGACAGGTCCTAGTTCAAACTCACGGTTAACATTAACCATTTGTTTCTCCAAACGTGAGATCCTCTCTTCTAATGCTTTTAAATTATCAGACATACTGTTGTTTGATGATACTCTTATATTTACCTTTATCTATACTAATAAAGGGTTCGTATTTCACGACTCTATTACGGAGTGGTTTCCATACTATGTCCTCTTTGATAATCTTGTCAAAGTTTCCAACAAACTGAAAGATCTTATTAAAGATTGCCAAAGTTTCTAAAGTTATTTTACCACCTAAGTGTGCTTTTAGCAACGGTGGGTGGACTCCATCTATTATAAACAAATTATCAAACCTTCGTGATATGTCATGTAGGGTCATTACGTCCTCTTTAAAATTGTATGACATCGACTGTTTTCTCTTGATATATTCTTTGTAGTTCTTAGCACCTTCTCTAACTAACGTGGCAGGATATACTTTATCTTCCACGATCATATTAGCTACGAAAAATTCTCGTAACTCATCCTCCTTGAAAGTTCTGGAAAGTTTCACAAAAAAGAATTTGTCTCTGCGACCATCAAATGAATGCTGCGATGCTTTTGCAGCATTACCATATTTGAAATAGTCAAATGAGTCTGTGGTGAAATGAAGTTTCAAAGAGAGATACATCTTGTATACCTCTATTCCACTCATAAGTTTAATATTGCCTTAGATGTTCTCTTCATGTAGTTTAGACGTTGTGCGTCAAACTTTAATTTCTCTTTTAATGGTTTAGATATCAACTTACTGATACCATCCATTTCTATATTTTTGTCTTCGCAAAACTGCACGATTGCTTCAATGTAGTTTAGATCAGAATCTTTTACAATCTTCTCTATCTCCACCGAAAACTTCGCTGCAGTCATAAAATTCTTTTCAAAGATCTCGTCAACTTTACCAGTCGCCATAATCACTCCTATAGGCGTCGATGTATTCTTTGAGTCTGCGAGCATACTTAAACTTGTCATAAATTTCAAATACTTGTGGTTCACCTGTCTCACAGGCAATAATGGTCACGAGTTTCTTGGGTGCTAATCCTGTTAACTCTTGAAACATTATAGCATATGCTGCCTCTTGTGCAAAGTAGTTGTCAATCCACTCTTCACGTTTATACTTAGTTGAAGTTTTGAAATCTATAATCGCTAACTCATTCTTGTATTCTGCAATACAATCGACTCTCCCTGCCATTTTTAGTAGTCTAGAGGATAATGGTGCTTCTAGGGCATGGATGTTGTCAATACTATCTAGGTAGGGTTTAATCTGGTAGAATAACCCCATAGATAGTGGATCATCAGCATACTTACTGATTGACTCATTACTAAGATATAATTCACATAGCTTGTGGCACTTATTGCCACGTGTAGATGCACGTTTAGATATTCTATTCGCTTCTTCTTCACCAACCTTGTTCCGCCACTCCATGATAGACTTCTTTTTAGAATGTCCTATCACAGTAGTAACAGAAGGGTAGTAGGATCCCTCTACGAGATACCTTCTACCCTCATTTGTTGTTGTTGCTTTTAGATTCGGAAACGAATGTATATTTAAGTGCTTAAATGCCAAGATTCAGTTTGCTTATAAGATAAGATTTCACCAGACCAGATCTTACGATATCGTCTATGCCAAATTCAATACTTTCAAATTCATCCATATCATCAATGATACGTTTGAAATCCATAATACCAGTTTTTTCATGTGTTTTGATAAGATCACTCTGTGCAGCATCGCCCGCAAAGATTATCTTACTGTTTACACCTAATCTAGTTATTATACTATCTAATTCGTGAAAATTCAAGTTTTCAGATTCATCTACTAATATAACTGCATTATCTATGGTAGTTCCACGAATGAAACTTGTAGACCAGAATGATATAGTGTCTTGCTGTTTTAAATTAGCATAGAGCATTTCAAATGATGGATCATCAGGCATTTCAAACATATATCTTACCATGTTCTTATATGGTATCTGATATAGGTTTGCCTTGTCCTCATGGTCGCCAGGCAAGAAACCAATCTCTCTTGTTGGAACTAATGACCTCACAATATAAAGCTTATTGTATGGTGTAGTCTCATCGAGGATGCTCCTGAGTGCAAGATATAAGGTAATGAATGATTTACCTGTTCCTGCTGCACCAAATAGAAATAGATGCTTATTATTCTGCCATGCCTCATACACCTTCTCTTGTGATGGTGTAAGAGGTTTGATTTCTAATAAGTGGTCTGCTCCTATAGGTTTGCGTCTCATTTGTCTGGTCGATAGTCCAACCATAGTTGGTTGCTTTTTGCTTTTTACGGGCATACTAGAGTTTGTCGAATTTAGCGTATGGGTGGTGTTTCTTCACGTTGTTCAAACGATCCTTGAAACCTTGGGGAAGTTTGTTTTGATAATCACCAACTTCACTGACTGCGGATGCTACTCCTGCTTGCCAGTTCTTTTCCCAGTCGGGATTCTCTCCTCTCCATTTCTCATATGCAGATATGGTGAGATTGAGTTCCTTCTCTTCACCTGTTTGATAATTTTTTACTGAATACTGTGGCATAATACTAAATCCAATCCAATGCTTTTGATACAACTGGGAATTCATTCTTAAAAATGTCCCTGCATCCTTCGGCAATCTCCATGTGTTCTTTTTGCGTCCCGTGTGCAGATCTTAATTCTATATAGTGGATCCATGACCGAACACTACCTGTCATGTATATCCTTGTTGGTGTTGCTAACGGGAGAACAAATCTCGCACATTCCTTCGCAACACCCTCACGTATGAGTTCGTTGTAGAGATCAAGTCCCTCAGCGAAATACCTCGAAATCTGCCCTTGTAATGCCTTTTTCTGTTCATCTGGTATGTTGTCAATACTGTTTTGTCTATTCTTACTGTCCTGACTACGTAACTCAGGAACCTCAATCTTACCTAACATGTTAGTGTTAGCATATCTCTGTGAAAACTCCTGATATGTAAATGATCTGTGTCTTAATATCTGTGCTGCTATACCTCTAGTCGTCTCAATCTCCAGAGTCATGTGTGCTTGCTCGAAGACCGACCAATGCTGATGCTTTATACAATATCCTAGTAAACCACTTACGTTCGGATTGTCTTGGTTGTTCGGATTGCTTACTCTTGCCACGTAACCCATCTGCTTTTCTGCTTCTGGTGTTACTGTTATCAGTTTTACGTTCATCTTGTTTTTTAATCATTTTTGCATACCATGCTTCTTGCTTGGTATACCAGTCAGGGTGTTTCTTTGCTCGTTTTATTAATTTTTTTGCTGCTTTCTTGTTGCTGAAATCTTTCATGGTGGAATTTAAACCCTTTCCATTCGTTTAAAACCTCATCAGCTCGTTTGGGGTATGTGAAATGAGAGTTATAGTAACTAACAAAAGAACGCATAGTGCTGTTAAAAGACGTCCGTTCATACATCCTCAACAAGTCGAGTAGGTCTATATTACTATTTATTCGTGTGATCATATAGGGCATCAAAGATTTCGTCGGCAAGTTCGTCGAGGTCAGTCGTTTCTGAATTGAATTTGAAATCATCAGGTTTTTTGTTTAGTGCCTGACCCGCTAGTTTTGAGATATGATTTTTTATCGAAGAGGGGTGGAGAAATTCCTCCGTTACACCATCCGATATTTTTGATTCGTTTTCCATCTCTGAGTTTGTCATAATAGCAGTTAAATACGTCCATTTTTACACCCATCACTATGTCATAGTGTGGTGTAAACTCCTCACTACCGTCCTTGCGATCAAGGTAGGTAACTATCCATGCGTTAGTAGGCAGTTTTTTGTCCTCTGCCTTATCTAGGGAGCAGTCAATATGTAAGAAGGTAAGTTGGTATTTGTCAGCAACGTCTTCTATTTCTTGATTACCCTCCCAGATCATCCTCTGTTGCCCCATTCTATTTGTGGGAATGCTTCAGATACTACAGCTTTGGTCACACGATACTTAGATTGTATGTCCTTATTGCATGCAGATACTAAAAGGTTTGCCTCATCGACGTGTAGACCCTCTAGGAGTTGCACAAACAGTTGTTCGCGTCTCATACCCTTCAGAGAGTTGTCACCGCCCTTAAAATACCTGTAGAGACCTTTATACTCGTGAACTAAACGAGTATGCTCTGTTCCCGCAGGAGCGTCGTTGGGTGTAAAGGGAACTTCTCCCTCTGGAAGTAAGAATTGTAAAGTATCGTCAAAATTGATGATTAACAGAGATCTAAGTCCTTGACTATTATACTCCTGTAGTAAATCTACCTTCTCTTTTTTAGTTTTGGCAGATGATACTTTTTGGAGTATTTCTGTTAATAATGCATCTTTTGGTAATTTTTTTGGTGCCATTTCAAGTCACAGTTTGTATAATTATATCAGTCTTCGTCATCCTCGTCAAGTAGGGCATCTGGATCCATGAATCGAACTGCTAACAGTTCTTCGTTCACATATGCACCATTGCCATCTAAAAATTCTGGATGAAGGTTGTTCAACTGACGTTGTGTAGTGTGGAGGTCTACATTTTGCTTGTATAACCATCCTATAACCCCTCCTAGTGCAAAGGTAAGTATCATACCTATTGCTGAAAAGAAGAGTATTACATTAGTTTCCATTTTGCTCCTGTGTTAAATCTATTCGTAATCGAACCGACCATTTAAAGAAAGAGAAGGTGCGATCAAACCAACTAGGTTTCGGTATCCTCCTGCTTCTTGGAAGCATAACTTCTATGCCTTTATTTAGAACGTATTCTTCTTGGGGTTTTTGCTTTTTCGTAGTTCCATGCATCGCTGAGTATACCGTATAAGAATTTTCTAATTTTGCGAGCGTCATCCGTATTAAGCATAGGATATGCTCCTCTTATGTCCTGACCCCCATGTTTTATGTAGTGGTCAAGATCATCTATTGTGCAGGATATGTTTCCTGCTGTTCCAGATGCTACGAATCTGGAAACGTCACTTTTCTTGTATTTGTTCTCTTCAAGAAATTTTGCCATATTGAATGTGTTACGACCTGTTTTGAGCATAGCTCTGTCGTAGACTGCTTCAATGATGTCAACTAGTGTGTCTTCTGGATCCATTTAAAAAATTGTGTTCTTTTAAGTATTTTACAGTATCAGTGCAACCCCCTAGTTTTTTACCATTCAGTTGCACTTGTGGGAACGTAGCATCTCCTCCAAATTCTTCTGTGAAGGCAAATCTGTCGAAATGCTCGTCTAATTTATATTCTCTATAAGA